GTTCCCCCACTGCATGCCACCTCAGAGATTTCTTTGGGGTGCCGGAAATTGCGCGCACACTGCGTACGGTGGGTCTATCGTCCATTTCCCCGGACGGTTTTGAAGGTTGGCACGCGGACTTGTCCAGTGAAACCTACAGCAGGTGGCATCTGCTGTGGGCGGTGTGCTTCACGGCACATTGTGTAACATCCAACAAAGTGTGAGCCATGGACGCCGGCATTGTATTAGTGCTGGTGTTCATCATCAGCTATTACGTCTATCGTGTTGTTTCAAGCTGGTCGAGCTTCGAGGCGAGGTTTAAGCGTCGCCTTGAGGACCGCCGGGCTGCTATTTTGGATAGGAGTTCTAGGAGGGTTAATAAAGTCCTTGACTTGCTGGACATGGACAACTTAGGGGATGATATGATGGAGCTGATGGAGGGACAGCGGTACATCCGCTGTGCAGTTATAATGAGTAGGGAAGCTCGCAGGGCGTTGCGCTTCCCAACTCACTCAAAAGCCAACGAGAAAATTGTGTGTGATTGGATCGAGCGACACTACGAAGATGGTATCACTCGGGCCATGAGGCATAGAATCACCCCGCTGGCTGTCAAGCTTGCGTTTGTGAAGAGCAAGCACGAGCTTGAGGCTGAGGAACACTTTCGGTGGCTGGGTTCCTTGGTTGATACTGCATAGTGGTGCCGCGCGGTGCTTAGTGGGTGTGAGTCCAAGGTCCGCCTTGTACACGCTAACATTAGGGTTACCTCCCGCGTCGGTTTAACAAAAGTACGCAACGCTTTCGGTTACTTCCCGCAGGAGATTTCTGAGAACGTCTTCTTTTATAATAATACAGTTAGTGTGGTGTTGCGTGCTCTTACTGAGCGCTTGTATTTCGTCAAGGGTAGGGATGGGTTTGTCCCCTGCCCTCGACCCGTTGTTTCATTTGGACTCCTGAGGAAGTTCAAGACCCAGTTGCGGAGGCATTTGCCCTCTTTGCCGTCTGTGTGGACACGCGATGAGTTTGTCCAGTCATACACAGGGTGTAAGCAAAGAAGGTACATGTCTGCTGCGGCGAATCTCGCTAAGCGCGGCGTGAGACGCAGTGATGGGTATCTCAAGACATTCATCAAAGCAGAACTCTACAACGGAACAAGCAAGGCTGACCCTTGTCCTAGGTTGATTCAGCCGCGCACACCAGAATATAATGTGGAAGTGGGCAGGTATTTACGCCCCGCGGAGAAACTTATCTATAAAGCCATCGATGCCGTTTTCGGACACCATGTCGTCTTGAAGTGTGACAACATGTTCAAGAGGGCTGGCACCATCACGCAATATTGGGCAGAGTTCAAGAAACCGTGTTTTGTGGGCCTCGACGCTTCTCGGTTTGACCAACACGTCAGCCCTGAGGCATTAAGGTATGAACACAGCATCTATGACTCAATCTTCAAATGCAAGTATTTGGCCGAGCTTCTAAGCTGGCAAGTGGACCAAAGAGGGTTCGCTGACATGCAGGATGGTAGTGTCACCTATGTGGTCCAGGGTTGCAGGGCTTCAGGTGACATGAACACGGCGTTAGGCAATGTTGTGCTTATGTGTGCCATAACACACCATTTCCTAGAAACGCTATCCTGCCATTGGCGGTTCATTAATGACGGCGATGATTGCGGGATATTCATAGAGGCAGACAATGTACACTTATTGGGCGCTCTTCCGCACCACCATCTTGGGTTTGGTTTCGAAATGGAGGTTGAGGAGCCGGTGTTCAAATTGGAGCACATTGAGTTCTGCCAGAGTAGACCGTGTCGTATTAATGAGCATGAGTGGATGATGGTCCGTAATGTCCACAAAGCCATGAAGAATGACTGGATCACTATCACTGGTCGCGATTGGTGCACCAGCGATGAGGTCATTCATGCCACCGGCATATGTGGGGTCTCTTTGTACGGCGATTTGCCTGTGCTGGGGCCCATGTATCATGCCATGTTGCGGTGTCCTTCACGTGGTAAGGTTGTAGACCGCCTGATGGAAACACGTGACGGTTGGAGACGCAACATTACATCGAGCCGCAAATACCCAGTGGATGAGACGATAGCCCGGGTTTCGTTCTACGAGGCATTTGGGATTTTGCCTGATGCGCAGGTGTCTTATGAGGACACCTTCCGGGCGTTTGATCCCCGAAATATAAAAGATAAAGTTTCCGCTAGTTCTCAGTCCACAGACAGGCAACGATATTTGCTTGATATATAATAAACACCAACGACAGTGACCAACCTTTAGATATGGCCCAAGCTCGCAAAACTCGGACACGTCGAGGTCGCCGCACTAATAAACGCCCGACCACTATGGTGGTCAAGAGTCCTGGCATTACTGCTTATCAGCAGTTACTTGCTGATCCGTGTGGTGGTACTGTCCAGAGTTACTATGGTGGTGAGACCGGAATCGTTCAACGGTTCTCTCGGGATCTCACTATCAATACGGTGGCCGGACACACTGCTGGATTCATTATGTTCAACCCCGCAGGTAATAACTATTTCAGCAATTCTGGAACTACCGCTGCCACGGTGTTGACATCACCTGTTAATCCAGGTCCCGGGAGCAACTTTCTGGGCAACGTCATGACTAAGATGCGTGCTGTAGCTGCATGCGTCACGGTGTTGCCTTCGGCTGCTTCTATGACCAACATTACTGGTGAGATAGCCGTGGCTGTGGTGTCCAGTGACCTGATTAACACTGTTGGTTCATACAGTGTAGACGGCTTGTTCAGCGTTTGCCAGAAACGCGCCGTGCTTCAGAAGAAGGAGTACGACGTCAAGTGGTTTCCCGGGTCTCTGGACCACACGTACAACCCCGCCACTGCTG